CCCCTTTCGAGTGTGACCTCGGGGAAGGTGACGGTTCCGGGCGCATTGTGCGGGTGCAGCCGTCCGCCTTCTTTGTAGGCGACGTTTGCGGCTTCGCCGGCAATCTCGCTGCAACGAGCGAAAGCTGCACGCGCCACACCGTCAATCTCCACTACGAAGGAGAACTTTTTATCCCAATTGGTCGGTGTTCCCATGGTCTCCTCCTATTAGGCCGCGAGGCTTTCCTCGAGCGCCCTGGTATCCTGAGTTATGAGCAGGATGATCCAGTCTGTTGGCTTGTTCGTCGCCAAGCCTATGCGAATGGTCATGATGCCCGCGAATTCGTTGGCCACGGGATTGAGCGCGTCGGACGCGTCGACGAAAAATGCGTCCGCGGGATTCGTTGAGCGAAACGCTCCCTTGCCCATCTCATTGATGAGGAACTGGGTCACTCCCCTGCCTGCCCGTTGGCGGTTAGTCCGATTGTTGAATCGGTGTTTGAAGATTGCTAGCCCTTCCTTGAGCGAGGTGGCAATGAAGATAACTCCGCGCCGCTCGCCAATGGAGGGGAAGTTGCCGGTGGACTTCAATGTCCTGTTGCCGTCGACGTACCACAGGCCTCCCGGCGTGCGGTTCATCGGGTTGATGCGATATGGATACACGTAGTCCCGAGCTTTTTCGTCGAGACATTCGTGCTCGGACATGCCTTGCGGATCGGCTTCAACGCCGGTCATGCCGCGAATGACTCCCCAGCCATCGCCGTAACCGGCCGGCGCTTCGTACACTCCGCCGAGTCGCTGATCGTTCGCCGCGCATTTGCCGGCAATCCAGCCAGACGGTGGCACGGTGATGTTATTGTCGGTTCCGTACACGGACGGCGCCGGGTTCCCAACGGTTATCCACGGCCAGTGGATTGCACCGTACTCGCTGTACTCGAGCAAGCCGGCGCTGGTAACGTAGGTCACCACCATCGTCTTGGTGTTCTGCGGTGGGCAATCCAAGAAGCAGAACATCGATCCGTTGCGGTCAACTTCCGCGTAGTCCAGCATGGCCTTGTGCACCGTCTCCGTATACAGGCCCGGGATGATGAGGATTCGCCCGGTCTGCACGCGGTCGAAAGTGTACAGTCCCGTTGGGCCAGCGACGTTTCCGACATAGTCGGCGTCGGTGAGTCCCGAGAGCCCGTCATCACCTCCCGTCATGTTTGCGGAGAGGCCGTCTGCCGGCCGCTTGATCCCTACCGGCGTGAGGCCTTGATCAGTGGCCGCGACGAGCTTGGAGCCGAGGTTCGCGTCGTTGAGCACGGTTTCAACGTAGGCCGTGGTTTCCGTGTCGTCCATGGACAGGTTCGGCCAGGTTTCCTTTACGACACCTGAGAGAACGACCTGCAAGTTGAAGTGCTCCGCCTGGCCGTCGGTGGCGAGCGCGATGTTTATCTTAATGTCGTTCGCGTAGTCGCCGGCCCACTTGCCCTCGATGAGTAAAGTGTTCTGCGCCGCGGCATCCGATCCATGGTGCAGAGTGTTGTCCAGGCCGAAGTCGACGGTGCTGGAGCTCTCCACTTGGATCTCTGCGCTGGCGCCAGTGGCGATGGTTTCGATGGTTAGCGTACCGGTTCCGTTCACGATGAGATCGACGTTTCCGACGAGGCCCACCGCTGCCTCAACCAGGGCTTCCACTTCGAGCCCAGTCACGGCCGCGATGTTCGCCACGTTTCCGCCGCCGGGTACTGGTGTCGGGGTGAAGCCCAAGATCGCCAGCGCGGTACCGCCGGTGACATCCACGCTGAAGCCTGTTCCGGCTCCATCACTCTGGATGGCCAGGCCGAAGGGTGAGGCGCCGGTCGTGACGCACTTGCCTTGCGCGATGTCGTTGTTGATCCTGTTCGCCACTTCCAAGGCCGTCGCAGCGCCAGGCGTTGCGAAGTCGGTAGGTTGAAATGTGACGGTGTACGTGGTGCCGTTGATGACCACGATCAGAGTTTCGCCGCCACTTAGAGCAAACGGCTCGGTTGCGGCGTTGGGCTTGCTCGCGATGGTGCCGTTGAAGGTCACAACGACCGGCCCTGAGCCAATGTCGATGTCAATGTGCATGCCGTTGGTCATAACGAACGGACCAACGTCCGTTCCTGGGCCAACCACGGCCGGCGTTGCGAGCGAACCGCTGTTCTGTAGCATCACACTGGCCTTTGCCGCGGTAGCCGTCGCCGGGTCGGTAAGGTCTGTGAAGTGACAGGTACGCGACACCCACATGAATGTGCCTCCCTGCCTGAAGAATCCGTACGCTGCTACGCAGACGTCGGAATCCAATGTGAAGCTACCAAAGATGCGTTGGTACTCCTCGAAGGAAGTGGTGAGCTGGGGGTCCGCGATGGGCCCGAACTCTGTGATCCCGAGACAAAGAGTTACTGCGCTCGGTAGCGCGGCTATGGTCGGGATGGAAGGTTCCTCCTCGAGGATGACCACTTTCGAGGCGAGTAGTTCTGCTGCCATCGTCTCCTCCATTCACCCCGCGCTGTTCACGGGGTGCGGTTGTTATTTGGTCTTCCCACTTTTGTTGCTCTGCCCCTTCCGTCCCGTTCCGCCTTTCGAGCCGCCTGCCTGCCCGCCCTTCGTCCCGGTCTTCTTGTCCTTCGCCTTTGCCTGTGGGGCGGCGCCGTGGATCTTGATCTGCGGTCGGTTGCCCGACGCCGCAGCCTTGATCTCCGCGCTCATTGCGACTGACGGCGGCAGGAATCCAGTCGTGCTGTTTCCCGCCACGTGTATCGTCAGAGCCTCGACGCTTCTTCGCCCTTGCCGGCATAGGCACTGCCCAGTCTTCACGCAGACCTGCTGATGGTCGATGCGAAACTGCTTGTGCCTGCCAGTCAGATTCTCGATTTTAATCATGCCCTTCATGGCTACCTCCGGTCTTACGAGACCTCGATGGATTCGGATTCCAGGACGGGCTCGCCGTCGTTCTGGGTCGTTATCCAGCCCCGTTCAACGATGTTACCAAAGTCTTCGTCAATATGCACGCCCCGAACCTTGCACAACATGCTGGCCGACAGCAGGTCGCTGATGTTCGGTTCGGTTTCGATCTCCGGATAGCCGTCCCACGGCATGTCGAGATCGTATTCCTTTGTCCCCGCACTGGGATCGCCGGGATCATTCGGGACTCCGACATATTTGATGTCCCTGTGCATCAGCAACGCCGCCTGAACCATCGACGTGATGTGCCTGTCCGACAGCGCGAACAGCCTGATCTCGAAGAACACGTCGCAGGTGACGGGAGCCATTCTCCGCATCATCCCGTTCGGCCCTCCAAGCGGATCCACCTCCGGCTCCTCCCGGTTGATTGAGTCGAACCGGTTCAGCGGAAGCCGAGGTCCCACGAGCTGCAGGAGCGGCGTCGTAGCCCTCAGTGTCTTCTGGCTTGATGGATCCCCGGAGAAGTCCCTCGAGGTCGTGTGGTGGCTGTTCTCGACGACGTGGCGGCGATACAGTCGGATCACCTCGCGGATGGCCCGCTGCAGGTAGCTCTCGGCCTGTAGGCTGGGCCTGTCGATCGAGTAGCCGCCGACGAGCGTGGCGTTCTCCCCTGGTATCTCGACCCCTGAGTTGTCGAGGTTCGCGACCCTGACGTCCAGGGCGTAGGGGAAGGCCACCTTGTACGAGCCACGCCACTCCGGAACCCTGGCCAGGATGAGGCCGTCCGCCGCGTAGTACGCCCATTCTGATTCGACGCCTGCGAACTTGACGGACACGGTCTTCTGTTGGGCGGTTCCCTGGTATCCCGTCGGAGGTATCGGATCCGGCGGTCTGAAGTTGCTGCCGATTATCCTGATCACGCTGCGGCCGCGAGTCGTTCCTGCGTTCGGCTCGACGCTGGTGATGGTGGGGATCGCCATTAGATTCCCCCCGTTCTTCCGGTCACTCTTGTCCTGAAGCTGCCCTCAAGCCCGAGCGCACTGGCGACGTCCTCGGCGAACTGCTGCTCGGCGTGCATCTTCCAGACCTTGAACGACGGCTCCATGTGCGGTCTGGCCGGAGGCCTGTCCTTCACCTTCAGGGATCCGGTCTCGTGGATCTCCGCCAGGTTCGCCATGCTCTGGCCGTCCTTTGTGACGACGTTCCTGTTGATGCCGACGAAGAAGACGACCTGCCTTCCGGACCTGACCTTCTCAACGTTGATGCTCCGGATCATGTCGGCGTTATCGATGAGCGCCTTGCTGCTGCCCTTCGCGTCGATGGTGGACTGAGCCAGCGCCTTGAATTTCTTTCCTCCTGGAGCCTGCGAACGGATGCCCATCACCCACTGTCTCCGCAGGTACTGGGCGCTTTTGTTCACGCTCCTCTCGACGGCCCGCTGCGAGTTCTTGTTCCACATGCCGATGGCCGACAGCGTCCTGCGCATCCCGCTGATCCTGACGTCTATCTTGACGGCCATTAGCCTGCCCTCGCAATCTCGCCATATTGGCAGAACACGATGAGGAGGTTCGTCCTCGGTATCCCAAATGGTGCCTGTCCGTGTCCGGCACGTTCGAGGTCCTTGAAGAACAGCCCAGGAGGGTTGTCGAATGTCGACTCGACCGCTCCTGCCAAGGTCTCTATGTGCGACACCCTGTCGCCAGCCTTCAGCACCGGCTCGCCGCCTGCGTCCAGCAGGCCGCCGTTCTCAAGGTCCGGCCAGTGAAAGGCCATGATGACGTCGGCCTCGATTTCCTTGCCGCCTCGCCTGGCCTGGTACGATCCCCAGTTTCTCCTGTCAAGCTGAACAGGCAGCCTGAGCTCGGCCATCTCCCTGCGGGAGGATGCTCCGGCCTGGGTTCCGTCGTCCACAGGGATCAGCTCATCAAACTCGTCGTCGTAGCCGCCGCCGACAACAGCTGCGGAAGCAACCGTGTCCAGGCGCCTGATGACGGCGACGAACTTATTGATCAGTCTCCCTCTGGTTATGATTCCCATCAGCCCACCGTCCCCATCCGGATCGGGCCGGCGTACCTCTGGAGGATGTTGTCCACTTCGATGTTCCCCGTCAGTCCGAAGCTGCCGTCGGC